AAAAGTAAAGGCCATTCCAGAAACTTCTAGGGTTATTCGATTTTGTGCGCATACTATGTGTACATATGCTACAATAGTTAATAAATTAAGCGAAGTATTACTTAATATACAATTGGGAGTTCAAGAAGGTTTTATAAAAGATCCTTCTTATATTAGCATAATTTTACCTATAAATGCTAATTATAAATTTAAAAATAGTGATAAAAATTTAACAAAAGATAGAATATTATGGTTTATAGAAAATATTAAGCCAACATCTAATGGCACAATTATATCAATTTACATTTCAGATAAAGTTCAATACCTTTTTGATTCACATTGGAATTTGAATAATCTTTGGATTTCAAAAAAAACGTGGAAAGGAAATGGCAATTATATTACTGTTCAATTTCCGGAAAAAGATGGAAAATTTTGGAACCAAACAAAATTCTATAAAAACTGGGAAATTATAGAAAAATATTTAAAACTAAAAAATATAGAAATTAGATCTATATCATATCAAACAGATATAAAAAGTGTTTACGACCTTTTATTGAATGCAAAACTTCATATTGGATATATTGGATCTTGCTATTTTATAAGTGCTTTAGTTAGAACTCCCACTTTAGGATTGGGTAGAGAACCATCGCAAGATCCGTTTATCAAACAACATAGAAAAAACTGTTGGGGAACTAGTTGCATGGCACCGAATAGGGTTCTACAAATAGATTCCACTGGAAAGGTCTATAACGGATTTGTAAATGGTAGTATAGATACTACAAATAGTGAATATATTGAAAAATTAATATCAGATGTTATAGAAAAAAATAATTATGATGAGTTTTGGCTATGAAAATGGAATCTAATCCTTGGCATTATATTTGTATAGATGATTATCTCCCTGAAATTGAATTTTTAGAACTAAAAAATAAAGCTATGCAAATAGAATATTCTGAGAATAAAGTTTCCAGAGAAATATTCAAATATGATCCAACTCCCCAAATAGAATTATTATTAGAAAATTTTAATCAAAGAGAAGATATACCGAAAAGAAAATATAGCGATCTGAAAAAGTTTATTCATTTTGCTATCACTCCAGAAAACTTTGTGCATGATATGCACATTGAAGCGCCATTTAAAATCATGTCTGCTGTTCTTTATCTTGGACCAAAAGAAAATAGAGGGACTAGACTTTATGAAACTCGTGATAGTAAACCTATAGAAATTGAATGGAAACCAAATCGCCTATTCGTATTCTGTGGCTACGATCATACGTTTCATGACTATCTTTCTTCTAGTACTAGATACACATATAATTACTTTTTGGTCGATAAACCTATAGTACAAAATCCAGAATATAAAGAAAATTTATTAGAATTAGAATATATAAAACAGTAAAGGCGGTTTACAACCGCCTTTTTTTATGATAATATGATAGGGTAAGGAAAGGAATACATCATGTTTACCCAAAAACAAATCGAAGATATTGTCGATTTGCTTGTCACGCTAGACGCAAACACAAAGATTTACCTTGGTTGCGACTCAGTGAGATATTTCAGGGACAATAACTCATATGCGCGTTTTGCTGCAGTTCTCATCGTACATAAAAATGGTAATTCAGGTTGCCGTATTTTCTCACATGTATCGCATGAACGCGATTTCGATTTGAAAAAGAACCGTCCAAAAATGCGCATGATTAACGAAGCTCGTAAAGTCTGTGAGCTATATAATCAGGTTGCGCCTTTCATTGACGAGTTTGAAGTAGAAATCCACCTTGATGTTAATACTGACCCAATTCATGGTTCAAACTGTGCTGCAACTGAAGCTGCTGGTTATGTTCTTGGCATGACTGGTATTGAACCAAAACTGAAACCTCACGGCTTTGCCGCTAGTTATGGCGCTGACGGTGTGGCACATGGGAGAGGCGTGTAATGCGCCTCTCTGATTTTTTCGTATGCCTTTTCGCGGCTGATTTAATTAGAACTATGGGGAATATCAATGAGTAAAGGCCCAAACCTGTTCCAAAGAATCTTTGAAGACCTTTATGTCGTAGAGATTTATGTTAAAGGGACAAAAACTCCTAAGACTTTTTATATGAAATATATCAAGAGGATAGACAATAATACTCTTCGAGGTAAATTGCAAGACGGGCATGAGATTGTCTATTGCACTGATGAACCATTTGACTATTATATAAAGAAAATCTATTAATATGAAAAACATTGATTTGCAAATTTTTCCAACTCCCGTATCTTTTGGAATGCTTGGAAATAAGACAAAAGAACTAAATAGGCAATTAGTAAAAGATATTTGGCATAATATTGAAAATAGTCCTGCACCACCAAACCGCGCAGGAGTAAATGATATTGGTACTTCGCCTAATCTGGAAAAACATTATGAAAGTTTTCAAATTCTTTCAAAGCATATTGAAGAATGGATAAAGCCATCTATAGCAAAGGCTGGGTTTAGAATTAAAGATGTGAAAGTACATACGCTGTGTGGAAAAGTTTATAAAGATCCAACAGCATATAGTATGCCACATAGCCATAGTGCGCAACAATATTGGACTGGCGTTTATTATCCAACTTATGGCATCATTGATGGTGAATGGCAACATGCCGATAAAGATTTAGATGCTGAATTGCCACTCGTTGAATCTTTATCTAATCCTAGACCTGGCAGTATCGTATTGCTTGATCCAATTGAATGTATTAAAGTTTCATCATTAGGACCTGCCGCGTACTCAGATTTTAACGGTAAAAGTGTAGTAGATAGATATCCTAACCATGGTCATCCAATTTGTATGACTCCGTCGGAAAGCGCGATTCTACTTATTCCCACTTTCTTACCGCATATGGTAACACCGCATAGAAATCCTAATCTTGAAAGATACGCTATTCCATATTACGTGGATATGATTTATTGATTTGTAAAGAAAGATAAAAGATGAATACTAAATTACCAATTTTTTTCTCAATGCCTAGGTCTAGATCAACAGCATTATTGACTTTAGCCACTCCTTATATGGAAAATAGTTTAGGCCTTCATTCTTTGGGTGGTCAAACTGAATTTTTCCAAGAATATTCTTATAGGTATATTACAGATGATATGCAACGTGATAGAAAATATTCGATGGAGTATTTTCCTTTAAATAGGGAAAACTCTCCTATTACTCACCATTTTGTATATCCAGCAATTTATAATAGTAAATTTCAAAGAACAAATCATAAGCTGCAAGTCCTCAACCAGGAGAAAATTGCTGGTCGAGAATATAATATTAAAATAATGGCAGAAGATATTTTTATTGGCGATAATAAACTTGATGAAAAATATGATAGAAATATTTTTGATTTTTTCTCAAACAGAAAATATGTAATCACTAGAAGAAAAGATATTAAAGGTATGTCCTTTAGTCTTTTAGTATCCATGCATACTAATCTTTGGCATAAAAGAAACGCAAATGAGTTTAAATATGCTGACCTTCAGCAAAAGCCAATTACTATTAATCCAGGGCTTTGCACTTCCATTATTCCAAGTCTTAGAGCCGCGGCTATGATGGATCTATTTGAAAACTACATTGAGAGGTCAGGCTATAGCCATAATACATTCTATTATGAAGATCTGACAACTGTAGAAGATATGAAAGTGGCATTAGATACAGTTTTTGAAAATAAAATTTGGAGAGAATATATCAATGATGAATTTATTGAATATTCGTTGCCTAAGCCGCTAAATCTAAACTATAAAGAAATCATCACAAACTACGATGAAATCAATGATATCATTGAAGCTATGCATGAAAGTATTTTTGGTTAACCGCAAAATAGTTATGTACATTTGATTTGAAATGGGTTACACTGTTAGAGTAATCAAGGAGATGATCATGAACGGATTTGATATTCATTCGGCTAATGAAGTTGCAACGCGTCTTGCGGGTATCGCTCGTAGGGCCAATATGTTTGGCCATGATAGAGAACGCCTGATTGAGGAAGTTCTGTTTTTGGCAGAAGACTATACCAAACTTGCTATTCGCATTGAAGAGTCCATGATTATTGAAGAGTCCATGATGGAGGAAATGAAATGAGTCTGCTAATTTTTATGATTTTGGCTGCAGCTATCTTGGAATACTTTGAAAAGGATTTGATTGCAATTGTTCACAAATGAATATGAGTTTGGCGCAACAGTCACCACCATTTTAGACGAAACTGCTGAGAATGAAGACCTCGAAATCATCATCGATGACAACGGGGTCTTTTTTCGTCAATGGAATGAGGCTCATGAAAGATATGACCTCATCCTGATTACGCATAAAATGTTTGCAGAGTTTATTCATGCTATGAATAAACCTGAAGGTGCTTATCACGTTTATTATGAAAAAAAATGAAAAAAGAGATGTACATCCTCTTTTTTCTATGCTAATATGCTTCTATAACATGGAGAACTGATATGACCGTCGCAATCACCTACGAAGAACGTATTGCCCTTATCCGCAAAATCGCTGAACGTAAAAAGAAAATGAACTTGATCAAGGTAAAATCGAAGTCGGTTATCGATCATCTTGATCGATACGAAGATGCTCCTAAAAAAGCAAATCGTATTGTCGAAGAAGATAAAAGCAAAAACGATAACTATTGGACTGATGCTCCTAAATATGCTGAAAAATATTATGGGGAAACTTTCCGTGAAACTACGAGGTTTGATAATGACTGGAACTGACCATCTAGAGATGGAGATCTTTAAACTCAAAGATAAAATATCTGGTTTGCAATTCAACTTTGAAGTTATTGAAAAGCAATTGGCAGGTTTGACTGATAGTGTACGTATCCTTAATACTAAACTTAAGGATATTTCTCAATCCATTGAAGGGGATAATAAATGACTCGTGAAGAGATGATGGAACAATTGCATGCGCGTACTTGCCGTGTTATTTTTAAAAAGGCAAATGGCGAAGAACGAGACATGCTGTGCACTCTTAAATCTGAAGTAGTGCCTCAGTCTGATACTGGTGAGTCTAAAGATCGTAAGATTAATGAAAATGTTATTCCTGCATGGGATATCAATGCTCAAGGTTGGCGTTCATTCCGAGTTGATAGTGTGATTTCATTCTCATGAATTGGTTCACATATATGAAATACATGTTAATTTTGAAATGGAATAACGTATTCCGTAAAAAAGAAAATAAACCAGGACCAATATACATTTACGAGCAAGATTTGGATAAAGATAAATAGTTAAACAGTTAGGAGATATGTTAATGTATATCGATCCCATTACTCTAAATTGGATTTTAATTGCTGCTGCATCAATTGCAGCTAGTATGATTGGCTATTCAATAGGCCGCAAAGGTAATGATGCTGTTATCGCTTCAACTATTCAATATCTTAGCGATGAGGGATTTATAAAATCTTTCGAAAATAGTGACGGCGAACTTGAACTGATAAAAATACATGATGAGGTACCAAATGGTAGCGAGAAGAGCACCGACGAAGCGTAAAAAAACAGTATCGCTTCCACGTAAAGTTAGAACAGGTATCGCAGCAGCGCCAACTGAAAGCTTTCATTGGTTTGCAGACTACTTTCGCACTGATGTTGATAAAAAAGAAATCAGTGAAGTTCTTCGCACATATATCAAAGAAAATTATAAGGGCGCAGAACGCACTTTGCTTCTGTCGGCTCCTGAATATCTTTACCATGCAGAACACGGCACTGCCGCAACTATCCAATGGAAAAAGTTGGGTTATCAGTGGCCTGAACGTTGGAATGGCATAGCTAAGATTGAGAGATATATCTCCAATGTACGCATTGCAGCGCTTAAAAAAGTTACTGAAAAAAATGATAGCGATAAACCTTTGGTAGTAGGTAGATCGCCAATGGATATTGTGAAAGAACGTACATCCGATTTCATCGGTGAAATTGAATCAGTCATTGATTTGTGGCTTACTGATATGCATGTTGATATTGAAAACTATTCAGTATACAATGAAATGGTTAAAATTGACTTAAATTCATTTTCAGCTAAGCGCGTATTGGACTATTACGTTCCTCTACAAAAAGAATTGCTTGAACTAATCAATGATAAAACCCCAGAATTAGTCGAGGGCTATCGCAATATGCCGGTATCTCAGCGAAAGAATTACCTTAAACTAGTGCAAACGATCGTTGATGATGCGGAACGTTATGTGCTTTCCAAAAAAGCAAAGCGTAAACCGTCTAAGCCTAAAGCAAAAACTGCTGACAAACAGGTGGTTAAACTTGTTTATGCAACAGAGTCGGCTGAGTTTAAACTCACGTCTATTAATCCTACATCTGTTATTGGTGCAAGTCGGTTGTATACATTTAACGTTAAAAGTCGTATAATGACAGAGTATGTTTCAGAACGTACTGCTGGCTTTGAAATCCGTGGTAGCACCATTTATGGCATCAGTACTGAATTGAGTCGCTCAATCAGACTTCGTAAACCTGAAGAACAACTCTCTACATTCCTTACTAAAACGCCTACAGCAATCAATAAGGTATGGGAGACACTAACTACTAAAACTATTGATGAAGTAAGTGGCCGGATTAACAAAGATACAATTCTTTTGAGGGCACTAAATAAATGAATAAATTTTTAACTAAAGCAGAATTTTCTAAAATTGTTGAAAAACATGTTTTAGAAAGAAAAATGAGTTACATGGAAGCAGTATTACATACATGTGAGGATCATGGAATAGATCCAGAAGATGTAAAGAAATTCGTATCTGGACCTATCCAAGAAAAAATCGAAGGTGAAGCAATGCGTCTAAATTTGATTCCACGTAGCAATGAACTCTTCTTTGAATGAAAAGATTTGTAGTTACTGGAACACCAAGGAGTGGCACTACATTCCTGTGTAATCGATTAGCTTCTCTTGATAATGTACATATGGACAGCAATTACGACTATGAACCATTCAGTCCATATGCTGGCGTGTTAGATGAGGAAGATTACTTAGATAACCTAGTAACTAATCATCCTGGTAAAATCGTAGGATTAAAAACTTGGTGGTATGACTCTTACGATTTTACTGGACTTATAGAAGATTTTGATCCTATTGTATTAATTCGAAAGGATGTACAAAAAGTTTTTTTAAGTCTAATTGTGCTTTTAAGATTCGGTTATGATGAAAACAAGAGTAGCAAAAACCAGGCAGGTTCAAGTGAACTAGTATATGGTGATTTTGGATTGCGTTACAATGCACATAATCTTTTAAAGTCCTATTGTTATTCTGAGAAAATGCCTTACCTGGAGAAAATCTATTTTGAAGATCTTGTAGATGGTAGTTACGATCCTACCAGTCTAGAAGACTATTTTGAAAACAAATTGGATCTGAATACAAACTATAAAGAGTCAGTCTTAACAGACTACTATCAAGATCCTGGCAAATTCATCCGCGTACTAAGGGATACGGCTTTATCTATGGATCATAAGAAATTTCCCGATTATGTAAGGGAAAACCTCAATATATAATAATGTACATACATTGTAATATATTGTACTATAATTCAGTTATACAACGCAACACAAGGAAAATATAATGTCTTTTGCAAATCTTAAACGTAACCGCAGTTCTATTGACAAGCTAGTTCAAGCAGCACAATCAAGTGGCGGTGGCGAACAAACCTCCTTTAAAGATGATCGATTCTGGAAACCAACTGTCGATAAGATGGGTAATGGTTATGCTGTCGTTCGTTTTCTTCCAGCTGCAGAAGGTCAAGACCTTCCGTGGACACGATATTGGGATCATGGATTTAAAGGGCCAACCGGTAAATGGTATATTGAACGTTCTCTGACAACTCTTGGTCAAGATGATCCAGTCGGTCAATTAAATAGCAAACTCTGGAATATGTCAGATGATGATAAGTCTGAAACTCGTAAGCAAGCTCGAGATCAAAAGCGTCGTTTGCATTATGTCGCAAACGTACTAGTAGTTTCTGATCCAGCAAATCCTGATAATGAAGGCAAAGTTTTCTTGTATCAGTTTGGTAAGAAAATCTTTGATATGCTTATGGACTCGATGCAACCACAATATGCTGATGAGACTCCAATCAATCCATTCGATTTTTGGGAAGGTGCCAACTTCAAGATTAAAATCCGTAAAGTAGAAGGTTGGACTAACTACGATAAATCAGAATTTGATGGTCGCAGTGAACTGTTCGGTGGAGATGAAACCAAACTTGAAGGTATCTATAATAGCCTTCATGATTTGGGCGAATTCACTGATCCTAAGAACTATAAGACTTATGCCGAACTCGAGCGTAAGCTCAATGAAGTTCTTGGGCGGGAAGCAGTTCTTAGCCCTCGTCAAGAGGACTCTCTTAGCAACCAAACTACCTCACGTACCATGCGTGAAGTTCCTCCACAAAATGTTCAGGAAATGACTGCGCACATGGGTGATACTGAAGATGATGAAACCGAAGATGTGACAAGTTACTTTGCTCGTCTAGCAAACGGTTAAGTTAAGGCGCTTTCGGGCGCCTTTTCCTTATCTAGGACCTCTGCCTCTTCTATCAGCAAATCCACCATCTAAGACATCAACAGTAGGACCCATAGGCATTGAAATTCCCATAGATGTTGAAGGCGCAATGGTCGTAGATCTAGCATCAGTGTAACTGCCTCCCCCAGCTGAAGATGTTGCAGTTACTTCTGCGTAATCTCGTTGCATTAATGCGGTGGTTAAAGCAGTAAGTACTTCATCGGATATTTTTACAATTGAAACATTTTGAATAATATCAGCTACAGTTGTTCCGCCTTCTGGAGTTATATTTGAGACAGAAGCGCCTCCACTACTTCCTGATCCATTTGGCATTGATAAAGATTTTCCAAGAATAATATTGACTTTACCAATTGCTTCTACCATCTCATTTAGTTTGAGATTTGGATTTAGAATGCCTCCTTCAGGGAAAGTAATTCCACCGTTAAACCAACCAGCAGATCCCTCAACAAAACCACCTGTTGCAAGCGCTTTCAAAGTTGGAATTGCTTGCCCCAATTTTTCTGCCAGTCCTTTAAAATCAACATTATCAGTATCAATTTCAATTGAGGCAAATTTACCTAATGCATTAGCGATAACTTCTAATGCATTTGCAACTTCAGTTAATTTGCTGGCTTCTTTTGCTAGTGATAGCAATTGTGGAATTGGACCTTCGACGCCTATCCATTCTAAAAGAGATGTTCCAACGCTTGCTAAAGTACCAACTAAATTACCGACCCCGAATGCCCCAAGTCCAACTGCTATAGCCGTTAAACCGGCACCCAATGCAATTAGATCTGTTCCTGTACCAAGTGCAGATGCAGCACCCAAACCTTCAAAAATATTAGTAAGTAACATTTTTAACGATTCACCAGGTTGACCGCCGGTTGCATACGCAGCTATTGCTGTAATAACATCTCCTGCTGCTAAAGCCACTAGGAATCCAGCAATACCTACTCCAATCATAGGCAATCCAGTTGCAATTGCAGTTCCGGCTGGTGCAGCAAGCATTAATACACCAAGTGCTGTCATGGCTTCAGGACTTAGGGCCAATATAGATGCATTAAACATTTTAAATGCTGACACTAATCCATCTTCACTTCCAGATGGAATTGCTCCAAGCCAACTTATTCCCTTTTCGCCAAGTACTAATCCGCCTAAAAATCCAGCAATGCCGGCACTCAAACCTAGCATATTTTTACCTAGAGTTATTGGATCTGTTTTTATTAGAGCTGCTGCGCCAATAAGCACACTAAGGGCAGCTATACCTTCTACTGAAAGTGCCCCAATTGAACTGTCAAACATTTTAAATGCAGATGTCAATGCTGTACCGTCAGCATCGCCAATTTTGCTTAACCATCCTATACCAACATCTCCAATTGTAAGACCAATTAAAAATCCTGATATGCCAGCACCCATAGCTGACATTATCGCCACAGTATTCAATGCAGTTGACTTGTCTTTACCATAAGCGGCCATTGCACTCGATGCCGTCAGTAGTGTAGCCATTGCAATCATTGATTTAGGACTTAAAGTTTCAATTGCCATTGAAAAGCCAGCAAAGACTTTCTGCAATGATGGGAAGTCTAACTTTGCTCCCATTGCTTCTGAAAATTCGAAAATATCATTTCCTAATAATAATCCGCCTAGGAATGCGCTGATACCTAGTCCCATAGCTCCTAAAGCCTTTGCGGATCCTAATGGATCGCCACTTTTCATACCAGTTATGGCACTAAGGCCCATAATGCCGGCCAATACTGTTATTGCTTTAGGATCTAATGATGTAATCATATCACTGAAACCTACCATAGCAGATTTCATTCCAGCAAAATCTAAATTACCGCCTAATGCTTTTACGCCTGAAAATACTAAATCACCAGCTAATAATCCACCTAGGAAAGCTGAAATAGCAAATCCCATAGTTGATAATCCTTTGGCTGATTGAGTCCCACCAACCGCTGAAATACCCATTATTCCGGCTAATACTATAAAAGCTTTTGGATCCATTTCCATGATTATATCAGTAAATCCAATTGCAGCTTTTTTTAAACCGTCAAAATTTAATCCAGCAGTATCTTGTAACCATTCTAATCCAGCACTACCTGCAAGCAAACCTCCAAAGAATGCCGGTAAAGCAAGTCCTAAAGCGGCTACTCCTGTTGCTGCTTTTTTCATTCCCATGCCTAAAGCGCCTAAACCGACTCCTAGACCTCCTAGTAATCCTCCACCAAATCCAGCTTCATCACTCTTAGATGGTGAAGCTGGATTGTTTTGGACACTTCCTAAACCAACAACATTTTTCTGATTCAGACTGCTTAATCTACTTTTTTCAGCGGCTTCCATTTGCTGGGTAATTTTAGATGCAACTGATTGTAGGACGGCATTACCATCAGAGATTTTATCGGAAGCAGTTAATACCGCTTTCGTCGTCCTTTCTTGCTCTTGTCCCAAGTTTCCTAGGGTAGCATTAATCTCTGCTAAAGTAACTGCCATGTCCTATCCTACCTACTTCTAATATTTCTTTTTTCTTGCCTCTTCACGTTGTTTCAGATCTTCGATCAACATAGTGACGTAGATTTCTCTCTCCCAGGGTATCATCATATCTAAATCATTCAAAGAATATTGATGATTTTCCATTAGCTGATAATTGGTTTGATAATAATTTATAAGTGTTTCATGAGAGAGGTTTATTAAAAAAAATCTTGAATACCTTGCAAAGTTTGAGTGTTTTCGTGTGAGCAATGCTTACAATTAAAATTGATTTCTTTTTCTAATTTAGGCATACTTTGAACAAATGTCATAATTTCTTTAAATTGATCTGAATTTAAATTATCGAGGAATTTACTTTTTTCTTCATCAGATTCATCATCAAAAAGGATTACTTCATCTTCAGTAAGAAGTTTATCTAAACTTCCAATTGCCATCTTAAAAAGAAGATCTGTAAATGTTGGTTTTTTATTTACGCCCAACGATTGAATCATACTTGTATATTTCGGATATCGCATAGTTAAAGTAAACTTATCATTTAGTTTAATTTCTGGAATCTTACTTGGCACATCCATAGTAATAGATTCCAGATTAACTTTAACTTCATTATCTTTACCACATTCAATACATGAAATGCGAATATCTGCAGTTTCACCTACAGATTTTGTTCTGATTTGAGTGAACATATATTCCACATCAAACGTCGCAAGGGTGTTTGGATCAATTGTATCATGTAGGCATGAAACAATAGTATCAACCATTGACCTTAAAATTAATTCTTGGTCTTGGGTTTCCATCGCCATAAGAAGAACTTTTTGTTCTTTTACGTAGAATGGTCTATAAAATACTTCTTTTCCAGTTGATGGAATTTTCAGTTTGTATTTAGGTGATTCATTAATTACTGGCAAAGCCATGATATAACTCCATTTTTATATTATACGTTTCCAATTTTTATAAGTCAAATCAATAGAAATTTCTATTGTTTGGTCAGTTGAGGCATCCGTTAAATCAATTCCATTTACAGTAATAGGAAATGCATCTTCCAATTCAACCCCATAAATTAATTTTTCACTTCTACGAAGGTCAACATCAATATTTAGATTAAGTCCAAAAATACTAAAATTAGCTTCACCTAGTGCAAAAGCTTGACCTTTTTCCACTTGATAAATTTTTACTGATTTTTTATAGTATGTAGAATAAGAAATTTGCTGATTAACTTGATTGACAATAAGGTCTTGCCAAATATCAAAGTATTTTTTAGCCCCGTAATTATTTAATACGTGGAATGATAATCCGATATTTTCAGTGCCATAACCATATGCTATTTGTTGTTTCATCAAACCAATTTCTCTTTGGTTTGTAAGAATCTGACGGCCAGGAAGTCTAGTCACTCGACATAGAGCATTTCTTTCTCTTCCAGTTAAAGAACTGCCAGGGAGTGCCGGCAGTTCAACCATGTATTGATGAGCAAAGGCAAATCCTCCCCCAGCACTCACCGTACTTTTTAATTCTTCTATACTAGCCATTTATTATCCTCTTGGAATCTTTATAAACCATGGCTGCATTTCCTTTTTTCCAATCGGCAGTTGGCAAAAATGTTGCAATTTCCCATTCAGGTGGTTCAATCATAGCAAATCTAGATTTAACATGCGAATTGAGATAATGCTTAAAACATGGTTTAAAGTATTTCATTTTGGCAGCACGTTGTAACATGTTATAAGAAATTTTAAATTTTGTTGAATCATCATAAAGTCTATTATTCGTAACATCTAAAAGCGAATCTAAAAATTTAGCTCTGAGAGTCGGCGGAAGATAGTGTAGGTTTAAGCCATAAAAACCACCTTCCGCCGGACCAACAACAATCACTAATGGGAAAGAATCATAATATGGTAAAGTGTCTTTTGTTTTTGGGTCATAATAGAACATATACATTCTACCGACAAGGCTACGATCTTTAAGTTGAACTGGTTCTTCTCTCATCAGTTCTTTACGATTTGGACGTAAATTGGCCACGCGTTTCCTAAACCACTCGCGTGATTCACGTGATCTGAGCGTAAGTCCTTTACGGAACGCTTCTATTTCTAAACTGTGAAATAAGTTACTCATGGTTTCTCTATTTGTTTCATTAAGCTATTTATATTGTTTTTGAAGTCTTTTTGTATGGTTTCAATGGTTTTGTTGATTTAGGTTTAATCCCCATTTTATGTAATGTATCTTCAGTCCAAATCTCAAATCCCCAACCATTGTCAGCCGCAAATTTTTGCGCGGCAGCCCATTTATTCATATTTTTAACATATGTCAAACCTTCATTGATATATTGTTTAGTTTTTCTACCTTTAAATGTTGGAGGTGTGGTTTCTTTTTTAGGTTTGATTTCCACAAGTACGGTCATTTCATTTGTATATGTTATTTTTAAATCCATAAAATAGCGATGATACTTTTTATCTACTTCATAGAAATATGGTATTACGACTTCTTCACTTGACCATGATTTTACGCTGGAATTTTCATCACACCATTTAAAACAATATTTTTCCCATAGAGATCTATAAACAACATTAGTATAGTCTCCCTTATATTTTGATGGGTTTTTAACTTTATATTTTCCAGAATAAGCCATGAATTTCCATATAAATAGTAATAAGAATTTTAGATATTTATAGGTCTATAATGAGATATCCCTTAGACGATAATACCGATCAATATCCTGGTAAAATATTTTTTATCCCTATTGTTGAATCGTATATTGATACGGCAGCAATAGTGGCTAACACCATATCAACTGCTGCAGCTTCTGTTCCTAATTTTAGTGAAGGTGCGGCTACTACTGGCGTAGGAAGCGGGGAACCAGGTTTCAGATCATATGGCGCAACAGCTCCATTACCAACTTCATATAATATTCCAATCACAAGTATTCCACTTACGAATTTTGGTCAGACGCCATCTGGTCCAATTACTCTTTATTTACCGCAAGCAATTGTAGTCGCCGATCAGGTTAACTATGAAAGAATAAATCTAGGAATCATTGGCGCAAATGCTTTAGCTGGTTTACAATCTGGAAAAGGAATTAGAGAAGCTATCGGTGGATCTATTGCTGAAGCCGGCAAATCGGTATTAGACTTTGTCACAAATCCTTCTGGCTTGGGATCCCAATTGGCTGGCCTTGCGGCTGTACGTTTAGCAGAAAACGTAGGTAATGATGCTTTTAGAGGAGTATCGCGTGCTGCATTTGGCGTATCAGTAAATCCAAATACTAAATCTCTTTTTAACTCTGTTGAATTGAGAACATTTTCATTTTCGTTTAAAATGATTGCATCATCTCCTGAAGAAGCAAATGCAATTGAAAATATTATCTATACATTTAGAAAAGAAGTTTATCCAAGAGAAATCCTTGGACCGCAAGGAGTTTCTGTTGGTTATGTTTTCCCTAATAAATTTAGAATTCTTATGACATATAATGGTCAACCCGTAGCCACTAAATTTTTAGATTCAAATCTTATTAGTGTCCAAACTACATATAACCCATCAAGCATGGGTTGGCATGTAGATGGTAAACCTTCTGAAGTAGATTTGACACTCAACTTTGGCGAACCAAGGGCTCTATCGAAAAAAGATATCGAGGAGGGTTATTAATGTTTTTTCAAGATTTTCCTGGAGTATCTTACAAGTTTGGTACAGAAGCAGAATCCAATTTTATTCAAAATATTTCCGCGTATTCTGATATTATTGATGACGTAAAAGATTCATTAGATTTTTATAATTATTATAATGTTCTTGATGAAAGGCCAGATCAACTTTCATACAAACTTTATGGATCTGTGAATTTTTATTGGACATTCTTTCTTATGAATGATAAAATAAGAAGACAGGGATGGCCAGTCAGCCAAGTTGAAATGGATGCTTGGATTAAAAAAAGGTATTATAGAACTGTTATTACGACTAGGAATTCATTAGCAGATGTTTTTCCAGTGGGAACAACTATAACAGGAATTTCATCAGGTAAAACTGGGACTATTAATAAAAGAGTTGAAGATTTAGGACAAATTTTCTTAAATACCGGAGGGCAATCATTTATCTCAGGTGAATTAATATCAGATATCGATGGCAATGTCGTAACAGTTCAATCATCAGTTGACGGATATAATGCAGTTAAGCATTACTTAGATGAAAATGGTGAATTTATTGATATTAACCCATTGGAAGGTCCAGGTGGTTTATATACGCCGGTTACATATTACGAATATTTAATAGAAGAAAATGATAAATTAAAAAATATAAGAGTTTTAAAACAAGAAGCAATTAATTCAGTAGTATCAGTATTTAGAGAAGCAATGCGTAGTAGATAATGCCAGCATCAGTAGATCGTTTAATCATAGATAGAGCAACTATCACCGCAGCTGATAATGTTCAGCAATATGATATTGCTAATTCAATAACAGATATTGAAATATTTGAACATATCGATAAACCGTATTTAACGGGAACTGTAGCTTTTTTAGATCCTGTTGGAGTTTTAGATAAAGTAAAATTTCAAGGTTTAGAATCATTTTATTTGACTTTATCTTTCCCAGAAGATAATAGACCTTCTCTTAGTAGAAAATTTATTATTGATAGAATTATTGATACTGCAAAAAATAATGATAATAGTGAAATGATTACCTTTCATATTATTGAAGAAGTAGGATTTATATCTTCTTTTTTAAATTTAAATAAAGCATATGAGGGAACTTCTAGAGAAATATTAGAAAAAATCATTACTGAATTTTTCACTGTGAAACTTTCCACCGCAGATGAAGATGAAGCAAAATATAATATGAAATTGGTGGTTCCCAATATGACCCCATTAGAAGCTGCAATTTGGATAAAAAATCGTACTACATCAATATATGGTACTCCGTTTTACCTGTTTACAGTTTTATCTCAGCCTGATATTATGCACTTTATCCCACTATCGACTTTAATATCTGCTCCTATATCAGATATTAGAGAATATACCTATTCACAAAGTACAACTGCATCTTCTACGACTTCAGTTGATCCGGTTGCAAAATATTATTCTATAAAAGCATATAATCAATCGCAATTAGAAATTAGCAAATTAATTGATGAAGGTTTAATTAGTTCTTTACAAGGTTGGTGGGATACCTCTTCAGGATTTGATGCATCTACCATGTACGAAATTGAAAATACTCTTGGACTTGTACCAGGATTTAATATGGAAAATTTTAAGTTTAAAAACGAATATATTCATAATTTTAAAAAGTTAAATTCGATACAGTCTAGAAAACAATATTCTATACATGCGTCTTATCCATATCCTGATTTTTATTCTTTTAGGGAATTGGAAAGTTTAAATAGAACGTTAACTTCTAAAGCTATTAGAAATATTTTAACAACAGGATCAATTGATATATCTGTTCCAGGTAAAAACTTTTTAAGATCGGGCACTAATAAAAGTGTTGGTAATACGATATTACTTAGATTTTTAAATAACCAAACTCCCACAGTTGCAACAGACATAAACAATATGACAGATAAAGTAAAATCAGGTAAGCACATGATATATGCGACAAAGCATATTATTAGAAAAGAACGTTATGATGTTACTTTAACTTGCGTTAAATTAGAGAATTTACCATGAGCATAAAAACCATTTATAACGATTTCTATGGAGATCAAACCAGATGGTGGGTTGGTATTGTAGAATCCGTTGATGATCCAATTAGGCAGGGGCGTTTAAGAGTTAGAATATACGGAATCCATTCAGCAAATGTTGAAGATATTCCAAATAGTGCTTTACCTTGGGCACAAGTACTTGCACCTACGACCCAAGGCGGCACATCAGGTATAAACGGAACTCCTGTTGGCATTCAACCATATGCACAGGTATTTGGAATATTCCTTGATGGTTTACATTCACAATTGCCTTTAGTATTGGGATCAATACCAAAAGTAGACGGAATTAAACCTGATATGACTGGAGTTATTGAAGCTCCTGCGGGTGGACGTGGATTTATTACACCTTCTCCAGGATCTAACCCAGTTAATCTTGGTGGAACAACTCCAAATGGAGGGAAATCTAATTACAATAGTATTCCATTAGCCGGTGGTGGTAATATAGAACAAGGCTTTAACTTTTTAGATCAAATTTTTAGGTTAGATCTGAAACTGCCTAATTCAAGAGAATTAGCTGCAGGGTTTATAGGAAACTTTATTGCTGAGTCTGGCGTTAATCCAGCTATCGTTAATGGAAGTGTTGGTGGAGCTTATGGTTTAGCACAATGGCGCGGCGATCGTTTAAAGGGATTAATTCAATACGGCATGTCTCAGGCATCTACTATGATAAAATCTTCAGATGGAAGGTACGACCTTCCAGACTTAAAGGGTCAACTTTCATATGTGGTTCATGAATTGCAATCTCAAAGTTGGTTTAAATTTTCAGAATGGGGTCCAAAGTCTACTACAGCTGCATTAGCTGCAAACTATGTAGAAGCATATTATGAAATCAGTGAAATATCATCCGCTACTTGGAAAACAGAAAATGGTAAAAAGATTCTTTGGAAATTTGCTCCATATCAAGAAAGATATAATGCTCATCCCAATTTAGTAAAAAGAATAAATTACGCAGAAGAAGTATTTAAAACATATTCAGTTGTGGCCGCTGCTCCCACAGCACCAACCGCTGCAACTACAACTGCTGTATAATGAGGAAATATAATGATTGATCCAATTCAATTAACTTTAACCTTACAAAATTTGAATACCACAATCTATAGTCCAAGTGTAACTCTTGGATTAGATCAGGCAACTTTACAGTTTTCAGCAATGAATGTCGATTTGGTCGGTAGAGCAGTTCCGGCACTTAATGAAGTTGCATCAAATTTAGCTTGTGCAGCATCATTAGTCGGCGCTGTTTCTTCTCTTATACCTAGAGCTGGGGAAGAAATAAATAATGGAATAAAGGCATTGTCTTCCCCACTTACCGATTTTCCATCAGACCCACTTGCCGCTAATGTGCCCAAGCCACTTTTATGTGCAACTACATCAATGGGCAATTTGCAGTTACAAATACCTGGATTACAAAGACCACTTGGTGAAGTTACAGCTGCAGTTCCAATTGCTGAATCTAAAATTATGCCTGCTTTAAATAGTGCCGAACAAAGTATCGCTGGAGCAATTGCCGGGTCTGAAGTTACTGTAGGGTTTAATAATATTGCTTTAACTATACCTACGCCATTAGCCGTATCTGAAGCACTCGGGGCGATTTCAGCTGCAACACAAAATGTTATTCCTAGCGTATCATTGGTTATTCCTTCTGAAATTAGTGGAGCAATTGAAGGGGCAATATCTGGTTTAGGGGCTTTAACTGGAATTACTTCTGGATTGGCAGCACTTTCCGGCGTATTCAGTTCAATACCATTACCTAATTTAGGATTTATGTTTGCATGCGGTGGATCTTCAGGTATCGGTGGAGTTCTTGGAGCCGCCGCTGGAATTAGTGCTATTACTGGGGCATCTCCAATCAATGCAATCGCTGGAGCAACTTTATTGAATGCCACAGGTCTCTTAGATGCAAATGTGGCTTCAATTATACCAGCAATTACTGGAGTTCCATTATTAGATGCTTTGCATAATACGCATCAAACTCCACTAGTGGTTATAGCAACACTTGGTCTTTCGGTCACATCATATGGTGTATTTGAATTAGCTAATAGAATTATTCAAGAACTAACTTACGGTACAGTTTCAAACGCTCTACTACTATTACAATATTCATCCGATATATCAGCCGATGTTATTGCTAATCCGGATAAGTATGAGAAAAAACTTCTTTACTTACAATTTGCTTACGGCGGCGTTGGAGCAATGGTGAGAAGTACAATTACAGATAAGCTTGGTCTTACCAATATTATTTCTCCAGTATCTGGTTTGGCTTTAAGTTTTGGAATTATGAGTAATATGGAAGAAGGTTATGCTGAACTTATTAGTTCACCGACACCTATTAATAGTATTCAAATTGGTTGGACTGAAACTTATATTGACGATCTTGTTACAAAAGACACAATTGTTCCACAAAATTATTATCATTATATTGTTTTGAAAAATGGTACAATACAACGTGGAAAACAAATTGGGAGTGAATCTGAAATAAAAATTGCTATAGTAGGCGGATATAATGTCAATAGGGGTGAATTTGGAGTTTTAACTGAAACTTCTATTGCATTTGCTCAAAGTCATGCTTTGAGAGGATTGTTAGAACAATTGATTATAGCTTCACCTGGAGTTCAAGTATATGGACTTGGTCAAGCAGCAATGGAATCAAACAGTACTGGGGCCTCATATATTAATCCTGGCGTCGATATTCCTAGATTAATGAATGGATTAAACGGCCAAACTGAAGTACCTTCAACAGATACTACAATGCCTCCAAGAATTGAAGATCTTGGACTATCGACATCTCCAACAGTAATATATTGCTCTGGATTTGAAAGTAAAATAAGAGGGCAATATATTCAAAAGCAATTGATGAGCATTCTTATCAATGTATGTGTACAAACTGGTTTATATGCCACTATAGTTTCCGGTGGACAAATGTCTTTATCTGAATGTAAAAGTCGCGGTGGATATAAGAATGGTAAAGAATGGTATATTCCAGGTGTAAGTAGAGCAGTAAGGACTGGTAGTGTCAGACATGATAATGGATGGGCAGCAGATTTAACTGTATATAGAGATGCATCTAGATCAAGTAGTCTTAATTTCTCAGTAAATAGTAATCCAGATGCAGATGTACTTAGATTTGTTAGAGCATGTAAGGCAGCAGGTATACAAGCAGTAGGAGCTGGACCTGGATATATGGCTGGAAATCTTCATGTTGATATTTCAGCCGGTAAAGGTACGGGCGCAGGTAGCGCAAAATATTGGGGTAAAGAAGGCGCAACGCCACCTCAATGGCTAGCACAGATTATGGGTTAATGGAGTAGAAAATGGCAGATACAGAAGTAAGCGTTGAAGAAGCTAGAAAACTAGCAGCAGAAGCTTCAGCTAATGATGGCGTGGAAACATATCCTAGACAACCTTTAACATTTGGTGATATTTCAGGTTCTATGCCTAAAGCCGAATATGCTAACTCAACATCATTAAATTTTTCAGCAAAGCAAAGCGTCAATAGTAATTATTTGAATATTGCTGGCACTGCTCCTGGGGTAGATTTAAGTTCATATAGTACTGGGATTTTAACAAAATATCCTTTAAATCAAGTGCATGAAACGTTAGCCGGTCACGTGATTGAATATAATGACACTCCTGAAACGCCTAGGATTTTGTTTAAACACAGTTCTGGTACGGGCGTGGACATGCGCCCGGATGGTACAATGGTAGTCACATCACATGGTGATGGTAAAGTAGAAGTCAATCATGGTGGACATAAGTTAATCGTTACTGGGGATGGTCAACTACATTTCAGTGGGGATTTAACATTAAACGTTGGTGGCAATTTCAATATTAACGTAGGTGGATCTTTTAACCTACAGGCTCAGGATGAAACAAAAACTATTTGTGGTCCATCTCGGGATCTTTATTTCGGAAACAAATACACTTCAGTTGTCGGCAGTAGACAAGATTTTATTTCAGAAAATTATACCTCAGCAGCTTTAGGTTATAGGGATACCTATACGAAAGGTGACGATAAAAGTGCAGCAGAAGGTGCTGCAATAATTGCAGCTAAAGGTGCATTAAACATGTCATCTGAAGCAAGAATTACCGAATCGTCACCTGATATCAATATTGCAGCTGAAAACCTTTCTGTATTTGGCGCTAGCGGAAATATTGGCGGTGAAAATATTATCATGCACAATTATAATATGTTTTCTGGTCATAGTATTTGGGCAGGTGAAACTGTGAATGCAAAAACTATGACAGCTACAGCAACCGTTAACAGTATAGCTTTCAATGGAGATTTATTTGGAACTGCGTCATCAGCATTAGAAGCAAACGTTGCAGCTGGCGTAGGTGGTGGCGGGGCAAGTCAAACATCTGCATCTAGCGTGTCATTTGATAATACTGGATTAAATGATAAAGCCACTTCTGCAGTTATGTCAGAATATCTTTATAAAGGCGGATACGGTGTTCAAAAAGTTTTAATTGACCAAGGAGATCATTTAAAATCTGCTTATGATAAGTCAAGAGATACTGGTGGCGTAACAAGCAAAATTCTTAGAACTTCTGAAGTAAGAGCAAGAATGAGAGATCCAGGACATATGTCCAATCAAAATTTTGCTGCCTATCAGGCATCTTCAGGGGCCATTAGTCCTAAATATCAAAATCCAATGCCTACGAGTGTTCAAACCGTCGTGGATCCTAGTAATATTACTATTACTGGCAGATCGCCTTCAATTGCTGCAGAAGATCCAAAAATGAGAGTTAAACCTGACGTTAATAGAAATGCTCCACTTTCAATTGATGCCAGATACGATCCTAAGAATGCAACTGAAATCACGACTAAAACTTTGCTAGATAGAGGTATTTCTTTATCGCAATTCGTATTTGGTAAAGGCGACGCCGGTAAACTTGATCCTACATTATCATTAGATGGTAGAAAACAAATTGTAAGAAATCTTCTTCCTCAAGCAAGTCTTGTTAGAAGAATACGCGACAATAAAGATATATTTAAAGGATATAATATTGAAATTGTTGAAGGCGTATATTTAAAAGAACCAAAGGAAAAAATTACTCCAGATGGAATTTTAGATTTAAGATCCCAGGGTCGCGCGGTTGTATATGAACTTATCGGCCAGAATGGAATTATTGATAGGGATAAGACTTTTGATTTAGCTGTTTGGTTATCAGCTAATATAAGATATGATAAGATTATTTTAGATTATGATGAGTATGATCCAGTTGGACAAGCAGAAGATCCAAATGCTCAGGTTATTGTCATCATGCCTGCAATTAACGATGACTTTACTGCAAGTTTTAAAATGGAAACTGAAACTCTTTTTAATAATAAATCGCAGGGTAAGGAGTTTATTAAAATTGGTCCAAAAAATCCTAAAATTAGTGAAGGTGAAATTGGAGATGGCGGCCCAGACGTGAATGATGGTAATGATGAACTTGATGATGGCACGCCAAACGCTACACCTAATACTAGATATACTGGTAATCCTGAAGATTTAACTGGAAGATTCAATAATTTTGGTGAATTCTCTTCCCATATTACCTCAGCTTACGCCGGAAATACATCTAAAAATGGGACTAGTTTTGTTTACAATAATCAACAATATTGGTTAGCCACAAATTCTAGTGGAAGAGTTTCATTGGCACAATCTTATGATGAATATTTAGCCACATCAAGAACTATTAATGTGATTTGATACTTAGAAACCATATAAATATACTAAACTAGGGAAGAAAATGGTCAGAAAGTATTTTGCAGCAGAAGATGGCGATTTACAAACTAGAAGTTTAGTAACTTCTAGAGATAAAGTATATTCGGATTTAGATCTTACTTTTACTAAAAAACCATCAGGGGATGTCTATAAAAAGACAGATGCTGCTGCTGTTAAGCAAGCGGTTAAAAATCTGTTATTAACGAATGTTGGAGAAAAACCATTTAACCCATTTTTTGGCGGTGGATTAAACGATTTATTATTTGAATTGGCCGAAGATGAAACTAATATTTTATTGACAGAGCATATAGCTGCGGCTATAAAAAACTTTGAACCTAGGGCAAAACTTTTATCTATTAAGCCAAATATTCAACCAGATAATAATACAGCAAGAGTTAAAGTAGAATTTCAGGTAGTAAATACATCAGAAACCATTACTTTCGAAACAACAGTAATAAGGCTAAGATAAATGGCAACTAGTATAGAATCCACACAACTTGATTTTGCTAGAATCAAAGAAGCTTTAAAAGTCCATTTTTTAGCTACAAATGAATTTTCTGATTATGACTTTGAAGCTTCAGCATTAGATAGTATTTTAGATGTTTTAGCTTATAATACTCATTATAATGCGCTAATTACAAACTTTGCTTTAAATGAAGCATTTTTAAACACTGCTCAACTAAGAGGTTCAGTGCTAGCAATTGCTGAAAGTTTGGGATATACTCCAAGATCCAAAACTGCAGCAAGTGCTGTTGTAAATCTTTCCATTAGCGTTTCTGATACTGGAAGACCGATATCAGTTACGCTTCCAACTAATCAAAGGTTTACTACTACTATTGACGATATTACGTATACCTTCTGGACTAATGAAGTTTATAGTGCAACAGATGATGGAACTGGACTTTATAAATTCCAAAGCGGAACTGGTAGTTATGATATATCAATCTATGAAGGAGCCTTGAAAACTAAATCATTCTTAGTATCTTCAAATGAGAATCCAATTTATATTATTCCTGATGAAAATGTTGACTCATCAACTGTAGTTGTAAAGGTGTATAGAAACAGAAATTCAAGTTTGTATGATACATACTTGCCATATTCACAGTCAATTTCAGTATCTCCAACTTCAACAAATTATCTATTAAGAGAATCTCCTAATGGATACTATGAGCTTTATTTTGGAGATGGTACAGTTACAGGTAAAAAACCTGCAGCTGGTGAATTCATCGTAGTAACTTATTTGTCTACAAATGCTACTAGTGGAAATGGTGCTAGAATATTTAGCCCTCAAACTGCAGTAACAGTAAATAGTAATAACTATACATTAAGAGCGACTACTGTATCGAGATCTGCAGGTGGAGCAGATAAAGAAACTATTGCTTCTATTAAAGCAAATGCTCCTATTCAGTTTGCCGCCCAAAATAGATTGGTCACTGCGACTGATTATATTGCTCTTATTAATTCCAATTATGGAAGTTATTTAAAAGATGTTACTGCTTGGGGAGGTGAGGATAATATACCGCCAAACTACGGAAAAGTTTACGTTTCATTAAATTATAAAGATGGCATAACTACAAGTGTGAAAGATAATATTAAAAATAGCATTATTACTGATTTATCTGAAAATAGATCAATTATGTCTATTGATACTACATTTGAAGATGCTAAAGTTTGCTATATTGAAACTTCCACTTTTTTCAATTTTAATCCAGCACTGACTAATGCTACAGTGAGTTCAGTTGAAAATCAAGTAAATACACTAATATCAAATTACTTTACTACGAATTTAGATAAATTTAATAAAGTATTCAGAAGATCGAATATATTAGCAGAGATTGATGATTTGCCTACAGCTATTCTTAACTCTAGAATGGATGTGAAAGTGCAAATGAGATTTGCTCCAACATTAGCTCAATCGAATGCTTATAGAATAGTATTTCCAGTAGAACTTTCAGCTCCATTATATGACACAAGAGTAATTACTTCTAATACATTCACCTATTTAGGGCAAAATTGTATTATACGAAATAGGTTAAATAGTAACGTTCTTGAAGTCGTAACTGTTGCTGATCAATTAGTATTAGTTACCAATCTTGGATCATATGATGCACTAAATGGAATAGTAAATATTATAGGATTTGCGCCAACTGCGTTGTTTGGTTCTTTAACTGAAATGAAAATTTCAGCTATACCTGCAAATCAGAGTACTATTCGACCACTAAGAAATTTCGTTTTAAGTTTAGATACTACTAATTCATACTCTTCCGCTCAAATTGACTATGAAAGAATTAGGATTAGTCTATAATGTCGCACACTTTAGAATTCCTAAATAGAATCCCAGCTAATTTTATTTCCAGCAAAGTAAAAGAAATTTTGCCGGAGCATTATGCTACGGAATATCCTAATCTTGTGGAATTCTTAGAAGCCTATTATGACTATATGGAAAAGGATGATGAAGGATTTAGTTATTTTATTAGTTCGATATATCAAGCAAGAGATTTAAATTCAAATCTTTTAACTCAACTTGATAATATATTTGATGAAATTGGTATGGGAGTAAATACAGCTGATTTTAGTATTAATCCAAGATTAGTGGCAAAACTATTTGCTAGTTTTTATAGAGAAAAAGGCAGTGCTAATTCTGCAAAGCTTTTTTTCAGAGGATTTTATAATGAAAACGTTGAAATAGAATATCCAAAAAGAAATATTTTTATTGTAAATGAATCTTTAATTGGCCCTGACTCCTTAAGATATATTCAAGATGATAAAAGATATCAGATTCATTCTATTTTAATTAAATCAGGTATACCTATTGCAAGATGGGAAACTCTTTATAAGAGATTTGTTCACCCAGCTGGTTGGTATTTGGCCGGCGATATTTTCGTGGAAACTACAGTCAATCTTGCTATAGGCGATATGCCCATATCAATTCAAGACTCAAGTGCTGGTATTATTACATTCGAAAACAGTGCCTCTGTTGCTACAATAACATTCTCTCCATTAACTGTTATTATTGCTGATGATGCCGATTCCGACCTTTATGCCGAAAGAGTTAATCCTTATAGAATGATATCCAGCATTTCCGATTGGACTATTAGCGAAATCAACGATCAATATAATAGTATTATTGAAGCTATTGATGAAAATGCGCCAACGTTTGACCAAGATTCAGATGGTATTATTAAATCTGTCAATATGTCAAATACACTAGAAACAATGGATCAATCAATATTTGATTATTGGGATTCAGCTAATAATACCTATCAATATCTAGATTCAGTCTAACTTTTCATATAAATAGATTAAACTTAACAGGGATTAGTCATGACAAGACAAAATATCAGCATTGGCACCACCGCGAATGACGGTACAGGCGACACACTCCGTAGTGCTGGTCAAAAAATCAATGAGAATTTTGTAGAAATCTTCCAAAGACTTGGTGGAGATAGTGATGTTTTATCTACTGGGATTACATTCACTAATAATACCATTGTTTTTGAAGGTACTTCAACTGATGATTATGAAACAGTTCTTCAAGTAATTAACCCTACTAAAGATAATACTATAACTTTTCCAGATTCAAGTGGAGAAGTAGTATTGACAACAGCAGAGCAAAGTCTCTATAAAAAGCATTTACATGAAACTAAAATTGATGGTGATTTAAGACTTCATGGTGTTGAAGGAACCGGTTATTACCATTTTCATTATGAAGGTGTTGTCGATTCTGGAACCGATATGATTATCAATTTTCCAGATCTTTTAGATTCTGATACAATACTTTTCGCAAAACACCCGGCAACACTTACAAATAAAACATTAACGTCACCTATATTAACTACTCCCCGTATTACCACATCCGTTGATGATGCAAATGGTGCAGAATTAATTAAAGTTACTGCGACTGCATCTGCAGTAAATGAAGTTACATTAACAAATGCTGCAACTGGTAATAAACCTACTATCACTGCTTCTGGTACAGATACTAATGTTACGGTCAAATTAGCTGGCAAGGGTACTGGTTCAGTTGAAATTGCAAAAGCAGCTTATACATCTTCAACAATTACTACGGCGGGGGCTGCATCAACTGCGGCGACATATATAATCTGTAATAGCGGATCAGCATTAGCAGTTTCTTTAGCTAATGGTACAGTAGTTGGCGAATATAAAATATTTACAAATAGAGGCGCTGGTACTGCCACAGTAACTCCAGCAAGTTTTGCACAAGGTACCACTTTTGCCTTAGCGCAATATGATGGATGCCAGGTTATTTGGGATGGAAACAATTGGTACCTCATTGGAAATCAAAGCCAAGTAACGGTAGCGTAATAGGATAAACACATGGCAATCATTACAGATAGTTTTAAAAGAAAATTTGTTCAGTCTATTATAGATGACGTTGCATCAGCAACGCAACATTATTATGTTGGGATAGGCAGATCACAACAGTGGGATTCTTCAGATACAGTTGTTATACCTACAAATTCTCTTAGAGAAGAGAGAAATTTAAGATTATCATTACAGTCATTAAAAAAAGCTGAAGATGTCTCTTTTGTAGTTCCTAGAAATAATTGGGTATCAGGTACGACCTATTCAGCTTATGATAATAACCAAGTTGGTTATCCAACAAATTCCTATTACGTATTAACTGATACCAACGGTGTTTATATTTGCTTACAGCAAGGTAAAGATGCAACTGGGGCATCAGTCGTATCTAGCGTAAAGCCATCTGGAGTTTCAACTTCTGCATTTAGGACATCTGATGGTTATGTTTGGAAGTATCTTTATACTATCAGTGCTATAAGAGCCAATTCGTATCTCTCTGCTAACTATATTCCAGTTAGACTTATAGATTCAGCTGGTCCTGAAGATCCAGCATTGACTCAGGAACAATATGCAATTCAACAGGCGGCTATAAAAGGCCAAATTTCAAGTGTTACTGTTACTGCTTGTGGATCTGGTTATACACAGCAACTGTTATAGGCGATGGAACAGGGGCAACAGCCTTTGCATCAATTAGCGGTGGTGCAGTCGTGAAGGTGGAAATGAAAGACTCTGCAGCAGGCGTGCTGTTTGTTCCAGGTCAAGATTATAATTATGCTGAAATAGTTTTTTCCGGCGGTGGAGGAACTGGGGCGACAGCAAGAGTGAATATTGCACCAGGAAATGGTTATGGGGCAAATTCCGTTATCGACCTTAAATCGACAGCAATGATGTTTAATACGAAACCTTCTGGGGCAGAAAATGATGATTTCATTATTGGCCAAGATTTTAGACAAGTTGCTATTATAAAAAATCCTTTAGACTCAGCTGATGCTTTAATTACAAATGCTACAGCATCCGCATTAAACTATATGACTTTGGCTTCTATATCGTCAACATTCACTGCAGATAAAACTATTTTAGGTGGAACCTCTGGCGCAAAGGCATATATTGACAAATTTGATTCAGATACAATTTACTATCATCAAGATACATTAACTGGATTTAAAGCATTTCAAGATGGAGAATCATTAACTGAAACAAATGGTTCAGGTTCAGGTGTTATTAATTCAGCGCTTAGTATCGGTGATATAAATAAGTTCACAGGTGAAATTTTCTATATTGATAATCGCGCCGCAATTGAGAGATCATCTTCTCAAACTGAAGATTTAAAAATAATAATACAATTATAAACGGGCTTATAACGAATGGTAGATCAAGTAATTCAAAACTCCTTTCTTGAAACTTATAGAGATGATTTTCAAGATAGTGCCGGTTTTCATCGCATACTATTTAATAATGGTAGGGCTGTTCAAGCTCGTGAACTGACGCAACTTCAGACTATAGTCCAATCTGAAATGACCAGATTTGGAAATAATATATTTAAAGATGGCGCAATTGTTCAATCTGGTGGATTTTCCACAAATAATGGTAGATTTTTTAAATTAAATGAAACTTCAAATACTCTACCCACTGATACTTCTACGATTTTAGAAACCACGTTTACTGGTAATACCAGTGGAGTTTCAGGAATTCTTACATATGTAGTAGCAGCTACAAGTACTGATCCGGGTACAATTTATATTACCTATACCAATTCAAACGGAACTAATACTGAATTTCAACCTGGCGAAAATATCTCAAATGGCTCTGTAACTTTAACACTTCAAACTACAAATACCACTTTAAACCCAGCTACTGGAATTGGAATTTTTCTAACCAATAATGAAGGCGTATATTACGCAACAGGTAGATTTGTATTTAGCCCTAAGCAAACTATATTAGCTTCAAAATATCAAAGCACTATCACTGACGATTTTGGATTTTTAATTAATGAATCTATTGTTACGGCAAATGATGACACATCTCTTTACGATAATTCTGGGGCTTTACCAAATACTTCTGCACCGGGCGCTGATAGATATAAAATTTCTTTAATATTAACGCTAAGATCTTTAATAACAGCTGATCAAAATTTTGTGTATGTTGGTAAAATTGTTAATGGCATACTTGCCGATATTAAAAAACCAGCTCAAGAAGAAAATTACAATATTATAAGAGATACTATGGCTGTACGTACGGCCGAAGAATCTGGTGATTATATAGTTAAACCATTTATGCTGACATTTACTGATAATTTAGATGATGCTAGTAAACTTGATATTTCAATACAACCTGGTGTAGCATACGTGGACGGTTATAGAGTTGCAACAATTAACTCTAAAGTAATATCGGTTAATAAACCTAGAACAACTACTACAATTAATAACGAAGTAACCGCTTTTACTCTTGGTAATTATATACTTGTAGATGGAACCACTAGTCAAGGGCTTCCAAATATTAATACCTTTGTTCAAGTGAATTTGCGTAATGCTACAAATTATGGCGGCTCTACCATTGGTACTGCAAGAATTAGAGCCGTAGATGAAGATAATTCTGGGGTATATAGACTTCACATTTTTGAAGTTTCTATGAATTCTGGGCAAAACTTCAGAAGCGTCAGAAGTATTGGGACTAGCGTATCTGACTATATGAATTTAGTTCTTGAACTTGGTCAAGCAGTATTAAAAGATCCTAAATACAATACATTATTGATGGATCTGCCAAATTCACGTCCTAAGAATTTAACCGACATCTCACTTGCAACTCAAAGAAGATTTACTGCTTCAGTTACCACTGGATCTGCATCTTTAACCCTTTCGGCTTCTGGCGAAACATTTGCAAACACAAATGACTGGATTATTTCAGCAGATGACAGTGACGTTTATACTAGTGCAACTATTACTGGCGTTGGAACAACTAGCGTTACTATTAGTGGGTTGGGTGGTGCTTCAAGTATCGAAGTACTTGGATACGTAAATAA